CGGGGCCAGGAATACCAGCGCCGCCCATGTCACGCAGCATCTGCTCTTCTTGGGGATTAATGTACGCCAGCATGTGTGGCTCGTTCATTAGCTGCGCCTGCCGTGGAACCATCTCAGCAAAGGCGCCGTATTGGCCCTGCGATTGTGGTTGCGGCTGTGGCTGGTTCCCCGACCTAATTGCGTTCACGCGGTTCATAAAATCGTTGTTCATTATGCCCTCATCTGTTCTGGTGCTGGGGTTGGAGCCTGTTGCGGCTGCGGTGGACCTGCTTGTGGCTGACCCCCCGTCATCGCATTTGAAATTGCACTTAGCGCGCCGACGCCACCGCCCTCGCCAGTCATTCGCCGCTTAATCTCGATGACCTTGTCAATCAGGTACTTGTTCATATCCATTGGAGCTTCGCCGCCCGGTGGCGGTGGGCCTCCAGCTTGAGGTTGATCACCCTCCTGCGGTGGGCCTTCCTGCGGCAATGCCCCAAAGGCCCCAGGATTAATTGGCGGCAAGTTATACATTTGCGATGGATCGCTATATGTTTGTGGGGGTATTTGCATTCTTCATTGCCTCCATCTGCATTTTAGCTGCGTTCTTCTCGCGCTCAAGCTGTAACTCTGCCTGCAACTTGGTGATCTTGGCTTGCATGTCTTGCTGCGCCTTGGCTGCATCGATCTCCATGTCCTGGCGGGCCTCGGCCTGCTTGATCTCAATGCTAGACTTCGCCTTGGCTCGATCAGCTTCGATCTGCGCCTGTGTACGGGCCTTCAGGGCCTCTGTCTCAAGCTGCGCGAGTTGCTGTGCATATTGCAGTGGATTGCCCTGTCCTTGGCCCTGCTGTTGGCCACCAGTGAGTGCTTGTATCTGCTTCATCTGTGGAGCCGCCTGCACAACTTGCGCCGCGCGCTGGCTAATCAGGCGATCCATCTCTGGGTCAACTGCCTTAAACTTGAACTCTGGATCTTTAAAGTCTGGCAGTGGCGGCATTGGCATGGCAATGCTGGCCTCCATCCGCTGACGATACAACAGCGCAATATGCTCCGCAACGTGGGCAATCAACACCGGCTGCATAGCCTTGGCGCCGGGGTTGCCCGCTAGTGACGGATCTTGCAAAAACTGGATGTGAACCGCGATGTGCGATTCGTGATCCTGCTCTGGAAATGCGCGAATGCCCTTGCCATACAACACGCTCATGTTCTCATCAATCGGGTCCATCAACACAGCCTCTTCGGGCTTTATCAAAATCTCGTCAATGTTGGGTATTCTGATCGCCTCATACATCCGCTTGTAGGCAGCGTATAAGTCGTGGAACTGCGGAGCTGATCGCGCCATTTCCAAGACAGCTTGTGCCTGCGCGATGCGCTGGGCTGTCGAGAATATGTTCGGATCGCTTACTGGGACAATGTCGATCCGATCATCAAAGTCGGCGCGGTAGATAATCTCCGCAGCTCCCGCCCGCGAGAAACTGAACTCATCGGGGAGGTTCTCAGCGTTCAGATCCGCAAGGAGTTTAAACTCTTGGCCCTGCGCGTAATGCAGGCGCTTGTGAATTGCGCTAAATGCCTTGGAGCCCTGCTCGATCAACGCAACCGTTGAGCCAACTGGCGCATTCGGGTTCACGTCGCCAATGTTTAAATCGGCGGTGCTGGCAAATCTCTGGCCGGCGTCAACCATATATCCAAGCAAGTTAAACAAAGAGCCCGACGGCTCCTTAAACGGCAATGGCATAATTGCCTTGTTTACGTCATCAACCGTACTATCGAGGTCAACAAATTCACCGGGGCTGATCTGCATGTCGCCGCCCTGAACACGGCCACGCAGCTTAAAGCCACCCTGCATGTTCGAGAATGCGGCACTGTCGAGCAATGCGCGCAGAGATCCTGTCGCCGCTTTGCCCAATCCGCCAATCATGTGGTACAAGCCGAAGCCGTAAAAGCCCAAACCTGGTAGGAACTTATAGCTCACAAACCAGTCGCGGCGCTTCTTCAGCTCGTCGTCTTCCTTCCAGTTACGGCGAACCGCCACGACAGCCTGACTGTCATAGTCAATCGTGATGACATATGGGATCGCCACTGCGTTGTCGTCCTCGTCGTCGTCATCCATATTCTCGCCGTCAATGCCGTCAAACAAATCATAGACGTGCATTTCGAGCAGTGTCATCACGTCGTCATTGCTGTCGTCGTACTGATCAACACCCTCAATCTCACCGATAATATCGCCCGACGGGTCCATGTTATCGCCTGATCCATACTTCGCCGGCAGGTAATATCCGTTCTGGACGTAGCGATTGAAGTCATTCTTCGGCATGCGGATGACGTGGGTGTAGCGCGGTGACGTGTATAAATCTTTGCTTTCCGGGGCGACCACGAAGTCTTCAGCCTTAACGAACTGGCTACACTGCCGATCTAAGTTAGCATCCCACCAGACTTTCTTAAACGCCTGGCCAACCAGCGGCAGGTGAAACAGCAATTGATCGAGGTCAGGGAAGTATTCCTGCATCTCGTTGGTGACTTGCCAGTTCATAAATTCACGAACGCGGCGCCCCTGCTCCTCAATCTCCTCGTCTGGATCGCCAACGATCACAGTCTTGATTGGCCCGCCTGACGGGTATAATTCAGCAATGGCCTTGGCGTTAAACTGCGTGGCAGCTTCGGCAATCAGCGGGTGTACCACTACGGACAATCCGCGCGTCGCGCGCTCAGATTCGCCCTCGTCCATTCCGCCATCAGGATCTAGTGTCTTCAATCCCTGAGTGTAGCGTTCCTTCCACTCTGATCGAGCTTCCTCGTCATTCTCGTAATAGCTGATTAGCTCTTGCGCTTTTCGGGATAGCTCTTTCTCGTCGATTGTCTCAGCTAGGTTGATGTCAAACTGGGCGTCGTCAATCTCGTCCTGCATGTCTAGTTCGGGATCGCCTACCAAAACATCGCCGTCGGGCAGTTCCTCAACCATTAAGCTATCGTCGGGCAAGCCCTCGGCGAACGGGATAATTTTTGGATCAGCCATACATCGTCATCCTCTTGGGTTCGTTTACTTCGTCTTCTTCTGGATCGGTACTGTGTTCTAGGAACCAACCCTTTCGTAATCTTAGCCAGGCTTGCGTGCATGTGTCCACCACGTCGTCATTCGGGTGCGCCGGGAATGCACTTATAATTTCTATTAACTCTTTAGCCCACTTCTTGTCACTTGGGTAGTATATTCTACCATCCTCCAGCAATGCGCTCGAAGCGTGCGCCCTCGCAACCTTATCCCGGTCAGGAGAATATGCCAAGACCGGGACGCCGGCCATGCGTAAATCTTGCAGTAAAGACTGGCCCGACGCCTTCTTCTCAATCAGCACTACGTCGGGCTCCCACTCGTCGTAAGCCTCCTGGGCAATCTTGCGTAGTTCTGGGTACGACGGCTTGTCCCAGTAAGCCTCCAGCACAATAGCGCACATGGCGCCCTTGTGACGAAACACGCCCCAAGTAGTTCGCGCGCTAAAGCTAGAACTTTCCTTGCCCTCAAACGCGGTGTCCCACGATTGCAATACATGCTCAATTTCTGGCAGCTCTTCGCTCTCCCAGGGAACCCACCAGGACGCCTTGAGAATACCGCCGCCCTTGGGGCTCGGACGTTGCTGTAATTGCCCGGCGGCTGCGTAAGAGCCAAGGCTCCGCTCCAAGGTCGATAGCTCCTTCTCGCCAAACCGCGCGGGCCACAGAAGTTCGCCCTCTTTAGTGCGCGGATCTGTAAAGCCAAGGGTGGATCGCATTGGGGTTGGATGTCCGATTTCGTACCTGGCAGGTAGCATCAAGTGATCCCACTCATCTCCCAGTTCATTTGCAAGGACATGCCCAGTCAGGTCTTGTTCGTGGACGCGCTGCATGATGATGACAAACGCGCCAGTTTTAGGATCGTCAAGGCGCGTCTGCATTGCCTGATCCCACCAATCTAAGACGCCCTCACGCACCTTGGCGCTGTCTGCTTCTACAACATTATGAACGTCGTCCAAAACGATAATATGGCCACCTTCTCCAGTTAGGGAGCCTGATACTGAGGTACTGAGCCGAATGCCGTTCTCGCTGTTCTCAAACCTAGATTTCTGGTTCATATCTCCAGTCAGGTGAAACTTGTCACCGAAGTGCGCCTGATACCACGGGCTGTCGATTAGGCGGCGACACTTGGTGCTATCCCTGATCGACAGAGAAGCAGCGTAGGATGCGTACAAAAACTTTTTGTGTGGCTGGTGCGTCCAAGTCCAAGCTGGCAGCAAAACGGCTGTAGAGATAGATTTTGAATGTCTTGGCGGCACGTTAATAATCAGGCGCTTTATGTCGCCCTCTACTACAGCTTGTAGGTGATCGCTGATTGCATCCAAGTGCCAACCAGAAACATAGTCAGATGCTGGTTCAATCGTCGGCCAAGCTGCCTTGGTAAACGCCTTCAATGACCTCCGATAAGTCTCCGCGTGAACCTTCTCCAGTGTCAACGTGCTTAAAAGCTGCTGTAATTGCGCTGAGTTGGTCATCACTTACCCTCGTTAAATCTATGACGTTTCGTTGTTCTACAGTAGCTGAGATCTCCTGTCTGTTCGACCAGTTCTCTCTGTCTCTGTTATTTAGGTAGTAAAATATGGCCACGTTATCTTTTTTAACGGTTGCATTTTCAAAGAGTGCATTGACGACTTTTGAGAGGCCAACAGCCTTCCCTTTTTTTATAGTCTCTAAAAACTCTAAATTCTCGGCCTGCCTATTGTAAATAGTTGCAGGTGAAATACCCAAGCAAGTAGCAATTTGGTTGACGGTTAATCCACGTCCAGCCATCTCTTCGACTTCTTGCAGAACTTCTGGTGTGACCTCAAATCTTGGTCTGCCCATTGGATTTTTACTTTTGGCTTTTGCCATTACTTAACCTTTCTTGCAGTGGTGAGCTGTATT